TTATATTTTTACCAACGCAAATGTAACTGATGCTGGATTTGTTTATTCTGGATCAAGTTTAAAAACAAGACATACAGTTATAAATGTTAGTTATTTTGACATGGTTACCCAAGAGGTAGATATTGAAACAGTTGAGGCTGATGCTGCAACTCAAACAAAATATGGAGTAGTTGTTAAAAACATAAAAGCTTTTGCTACAACAAGTAGAAATCAAGCAAGAAGATTAGGTCGTTGGTTTCTTTATAATGAGCAAAATGCTGGTGAAAGTTGCACGTTTACAACAACTGCTGCTGCAGGTGTTCTTGTTCGCTGTGGTGATGTTATTGAAATATCTGATAGATTAAAAGCTGGTGTAAGACGTGGCGGTTTATTAAAAAGCGTAACCAATACAACAACTGTTGTGCTTGATGATTCAAGCAATACAGATATACCAAGCCTAGGTGCAAGTCCTACAATTTCTGTTATTTTACCTGATGGAAGTTTGGAACAAAAAACGATTAGTGCAATATCAGGTACAACAATAACTGTTTCTTCTGCTTTTAGTTCAGCACCAAATCAACACGCACCTTTTATTTTAGAGACATCAACATTAGAAACAACAACATGGAGGGTTATTAGTGTTAAGGAAAATGATGACAAAACATTTTCCATAACAGCTTTATCTCATAACTCTGGTAAATATGCCTTTGTTGAAGATGGTACAGCGTTACCAAGTAGAAATATAACCACGCTTACTGAGGTTAAAGATCCACCGGAAGGCTTATCAGCATCAGAAAAAATAGTTGTAATTAATGGAACTGCTGTTCCAAAAATAATCCTTGATTGGCAACCACAAGCTGGTGTATCAAAATATCAAGTTCAGTACAGAGCAAATAATGGTGATTTTAAAACCATAGAAAGTCCATCAAGTAATATTGAAATATTTAATACTGATGTTGGTACATATGAATTTAGGGTATTTAGTTTTAATGCTCTTGGTCAACCATCAAGAACAGCAGCAGAAACAACATTTGAAGCTATAGGTAAAACAGCAGCACCTCAAAATATTACTGGATTAACTTATGAACCTTTAACAGATAAACTCGCAAGGCTAAGATGGAACCCACCAACAGAGGCAGATGTTATTGCAGGTGGAAAAATTTTCATACGGCACACACCAGATACCACAGGAAATGGTACTTTTTCAAATGCAACTGACCTTGTAACTGCGGTTGCTGGTAATACAAGTTCTGTTGAAATACCAATCTTGGCTGGTGAAGTTATATTAAGATCTCAAGATGATGGTGGTCGCTTTAGCACAGGAGAAACATCTGTTATTATTGACCCACCTGACCCGTTACCAGCTTTAGTAACACAGACAAGAAGAGAAGATAACGACAACCCAAAATTTCAAGGAACTAAAGTAAATACAGCTTTTGATAGTGCTTCTAATTCTTTAACACTTACAGGTGTTGGTTTATTTGATGATATTTCCGATTTTAACTCTGAAAATAGTATTGATTTTATTGGTGGTACTGCACCTTCTGGAACTTATAGTTTTGGTGGTAGTGCTGGTGGTACTTTTTTAGATTTAGGAGGTGTATTTGCATTAGATTTAAAAAGGCACATGAAATCACAAGCTATATTTCCAAATGATTTGCTTGATAGCAGAGGATTAATTGACAGCTTACAAGATTTTGATGGTACAGATAGTGTAGATGTAAATGCAATTTTAGAAGTAAATGTAACTCAAGATGACCCTAGTTCAGGTTCTGCCACTTATGCTGGATTTCAAACTTTTGCTAATGGAACGTATAAAGGTAGAGGATTTAAATTTAGAGCTACTTTGACTTCGAACGATACAGCTCAAACAATACAGGTAACAGAATTAGGCTATACAGCAACTTTACAAAGAAGAACAGAATCCGGAACATTAACATCAAGTGGTTTAACTACAGTTACTTTCGACTCTCCTTTTTTTGTCGGTACAAGCTCTTTATTAGGAGCAAATAGTCAGTTGCCATCTATAGGAATAACTGCAAGCGATTTACAGGCTGGCGACTTTTTTAACTTATCAGATATCACCGCTTCATCATTTAAAGTTCAATTCAAAAACAGTTCTGGTGCTTCAGTAAATAGAAATTTCAATTTTACTGCTGTAGGGTTTGGAAAAGGTGGATAAATGGCTATTATAGAAAAAATTGCTTTAAATTAAATGGCAAGAGTCGATAATACTGGTGGTTCTGGTTTTACCGTTGATAACGGTACTGGTCTTGTTGTAAGAACAAAGTTAAATCAAATAATAGCTGCATTAAGTACTACCAATCAAGGCTCTGGTGATCCTACAATCGGTGTTGCAGCTTATACTCAACATATTGATGGAAATACCTTAAAAATTAGAAATGCTGCAAATAATGCCTTTGTTAGTTTAGGTGATGTAAGTCAAACAAATTTTGGTCATGCTTCTTTATCTTCAGCAAATACATTTACAGCTAGAGCAACTTATAATATTACATCTTCAATAACAATTCCAAGCGGAGATACAAGCGACAGAGATAACAGTCCAGCAGTGGGTATGATACGCCATAATAGCCAATTAAACCGCTTTGAGGGCTATAACAACGGCAACTGGGAGAATTTAGGAGGTGCAACAGGTATTGCAAATGTTGTTGACGATACAACACCTCAACTTGGAGGAAACCTAGACGTTTTAGCAAGAGAAATAAACACAACTACAACAAACGGAAATATAAAAGTTACCCCAAATGGCACAGGATTATTTGAAATTAAAGGAAATACAAATGATGGTACTTTACAGCTTAATTGCAATCAAAATAGTCATGGTGTAAAAATAAAATCCCCAGCCCATAGTGCTGGTCAATCATATACTTTGATTTTGCCAGATAACCAAATTGCTGCTGATAAAGTTTTAAAGGTAAAAAGTATTTCTGGAAGTGGTGCAACAGCAGTTGGACAGCTTGAATATGCAGATGCTGGTGGTGGAGGTGGTACTGGTGGAGGCGGTGAGCAAATATTTTTTGAATCGGAAAATGCAATGGATCAGAACTACACAATTTCATCAAATCATAACGCTTTAGTTGCAGGTCCTCTAACAATTAATGCTACACTTACAATAAATAGTCCTTCAGTTGTAACGATTCCATAATGGCTTTAGTACTTAACGGCTCAAACGATACAATAACTGGATTACAAATAAATTCAGCAAATATTGTAAACGGTTCTATTGTAAATGAAGATATAAATGATTTAGCAGCGTCAAAGCTTACAGGGGCTTTACCAGCAATTTCTGGGGCAGCTTTAACAAATATTGATGGCGGTAAAATTTTAAAAGTTCATTCAGTTACAAGCACAACTTCTCAAGATATTACGTCTAGTTCCTATGTTGATATTACAAACTTAACACTTACATTTCAGCCAGCAGCAACTAGCAAATGTCTTGTAGTCGCTGTTGCTTCTGGGTATGGTGAATACACTAGCACTTTTCATGGTTTTAATAAAATGGCAGTTCTTAGAGATAGTACAATCATAGGTGTAGATCAGCGCAACATAAGGCTACAAACTAACTCTTCAACAGATTATTTACAAATTGGTTGCCCGCTTACACAAACCCTTCTCGATACACATGGAAAAGACGGAAGCACTAATGTAACTTATAAATGTCAAGGTCAAACTAATCATGGACATATGTACGTTAACTCAAGTTACAACACATACTCTAGTCTTACAGTTTATGAGGTTGCACCAAACTAATGATTTATAATAAAGGACAAGCACTTTGCAGTTTAAAACCAAATGCTCAATATAATTGGGTTGGCACAGATTATTCTGGCTTGGAGTGGTTAGATAGCGGTACAGCACCTACTGAATCTGAAATAGATGCTGAAGTTACAAGGTTAAACAATGCAGAACCTATGAGATTATTAAGGGCAGAAAGAGATAAATTATTAACAGCTTGTGATTGGAGAGCTAGTTCTGATTTAACTTTATCTACAGCTTGGAAAACATATCGTCAAAATTTGCGTGATTTACCAGCTAATTCATCGCCTAAACTAGATTCTGATGGTAATTTAGATATGAGTTCTGTTACTTTTCCTACTGAACCTAGTTAATTATGGGAGCAATAAAACTAAAACACACTTCTGGTAACGGCACTATTTTGAATAGTCCAGCAGCTAATCCTAGCTCTGACATTACTTTAAAATTACCATCAACAACTGGATCGGCTGGTCAGGTTTTGCAAGTAGCAAGTGCAAACCACAGTTCTACAAATGCAGAACTTGAGTTTGCGGCTGCTGCTGCTGGTGGCATTTCAATGATTGATACTTATAATTTAAGTTCAAGTCAGGTTATGACAGGAGCACAGTGGAATTATGTGAAATCAAATTTTTCTAGAGTAAATGGTTCTTATGGAACTATGAATGTCACAGGATTAGGAACAGGATTGACTGCAAATAATGCTGGTGCAGCTACAAATTTTAGTTTTCCCGCTACTGGATATTATGAAATAACATTTACTTCATGTACTTATGTAAGCTCTTCAAGTTCATCTGATTATCTTTATGCAGCAATATTTGTTGCTAGTGATGGAAGTACTTTTGATAATGTCTTACAATCTGTTAATTCTATAAGAGGTAATTCAAATACTATTTATGAAACACAAGTTACAAAAGGAATAATTGATGTTACTAATACAACTAATGATAAATTTTATTTAGCAGTGCAACCAGAAGTTGCTAGTGTTTTATTAGGGGCGAATGATAAATTTTATACATATTTACAAGTCAAAAAATTAGCGGATACATAAAATGAGATTTCCAGACGGCAGACCAGACCACATAGAAGATTACCTTATAACTGTAAGAGCAGGGGCTTGGTTTAGTTGGTTTGATATAAACAATAAAGTTTATTCAAATTTAATTGTCAATGATGGAGGTTCAAAGCCAAGCGAGGCTGATTGTACAAATGGTTTAAAAGCATTACAAGATGCTTGGGATTTGGAAAATGATAGTTATAAATCCAAAAGAAGAAAATCTTACGATAGTTTGGCTAACCAATTAGATATGTTGTACAAGGATATTCTTGCAGGTAAACTAGATACAACTGGAACGTGGGCAACTCACATAAAAGCGGTAAAAGACGCTAACCCCAAAACCTAACTAATTATGTCGAAGATTAAAGTCAACAGTTTAGAAGGAGTCGGTGCAAGTGCTTCAGCTATTACAATTCATAATTCTGACGGAACTTGTACTTTAGCAAGTGGGTCAAAATTAAATAACTGTACGACAGATGGAACAACTAATCTTGCTATTGCTGACGGAAATTTAGTTATTGGAACTGATGGTCATGGTATTGACTTCTCTGCAAGTAGTCATGCTTCTGGAATGGGAAGCGAACTGCTTGACGACTATGAAGAAGGGGAATTCACACCTAATTTTGATGCTGGTGGTGGTGTTACATTTTCACATAATCATCAATATGGTTTTTATACAAAAATAGGAGATACAGTTACTTTTCAAATTTACCTTATGGGTTATGCTTCTACAATTTCAGGTGGTAATTCTGGTAATGGAGTTGTTATACAAGGACTTCCATTCACTATATTAAATCATGCTAGATATTACCCTGCATTTACAATTGGTAGAACTTATCACTTTGACATAGACTCAGATAAAAGATTATATGCTTACGGAGATAGTAATAGCACAAATGTAAGACTGATAGTTGAGTCAGATGATACTGCTGGAACTGTATTAACAGCAGGGCAGTTGGACAATAATCCTTGTTTAACACAAGTAGGTGGTGTTTATCGGGTATAAAATTATCTAGACCATTCGTTATGTCTATAAACTGACACGCTTAAACCTGTTTTAATCGGAGATTAATCCTAATGGCATTAACTGAATCAATCGAA